AACGATAATAATAACAATGATGACGATGATATCGATCAAATTGATATCAGTGATTTGTTCAGATAATATGTCAAATTACTCCTTTTCTTAAATCTTAACTATTTATTGGTATGATTTCTAATACAGAACAGTTACAAGAATATGCAAAATGTTTGGTAGATGTTCCATATGCCATAAGAACATATTTAGAAACATTCGATCAAACACAAAACGGATATGTTCCTTTTCAGTTATTTGAAAGACAGATTGAAACTATTGAATCTATTGAAAATAATAGATATACGTTAGTTTCCAAATATAGGCAGGCAGGTATTACAACCACACTTGCAGCATATTTTGCAATTAAAACTTCTTTTCATGGTGATCCAGAAAGACCCGAAAAAATACTTATTCTTGCAAATAAGCAAGATACGGCACAAGAATTTTTAAAAAAGGTTGGTGAATTTTTAAATCAAGTACCTCGTTGGGTGTGGGGTCAAGAATATGTTGATAATCCTGAAAAATCTATTTTTGTTACAGACTCCAAAAAGAATTTAGTATTGCCAAATAAATGTGAAATTAGAGCTCTTGCAACAAGTAGAGATGCCCTTAGAGGATATACCCCAACGATTTTAATAATGGATGAGGCAGCTCACATTGAGGATGGGGCAGAAACATTTGGTGCAGCACTTGCCGCTATGAGTACTGGAGGAAAAATTATTTTAAATAGTACTCCTAATGGAATGGACGCTCTTTATTATAAAGTATATGATAGATCATTATTAGGTAAAAATAAATTTCATATTGTACAAATGTACTGGTATGAAGACCCAAGATACAATAAAGGATTAAAGTGGGTTAAAAAAACTGAAGAATTTGAGGAAATCATTGAGGAGACAGATTTTACCTTAATGTCATTTGCTGATAGAGTTAGAAATGGATTTAAACCTACATCCCCTTGGTATGAAGAAATGTCTATGAGTTATAATGGTGATACAAAACTTATTGCTCAAGAATTAGATTGTTCTTTTATTGGATCTGGAGGTAATGTAATACGTGAAGAAGATATTGAATATCAAGAAAAAACACATGTCAGGATGCCAATCAGAACTGAAGGTGTTGAAGAAGAGTGTTGGATATGGGATGAACCAGAAGAAGGACATAAATATGTTTTAAGTTGTGACGTTTCTCGTGGGGATAGTGAAGACTTTTCAGTTATTGGTGTTATTGATATTACTGATATGAAACAAGTTTTAGAATGGGTAGGTAAAATTCAACCTGACTTATTGGCGGAAATAGTTTTTAATTATGGAACTAGATATAATGCATATACAATTGTTGATATTACAGGTGGAATGGGAGTAACAACTGTTTTAAAATTGTTGGAGATGAACTATAAACTTTTACATTATGACGATCCAAGAAGTAGAATTCTAAGTAATAGAAAGGATATTAACAAATATAAAACAAATGAAAACAAAATTCCTGGATTTAATGTTGGTGCCAACCGTATTAATATGATTGCAGAATTTGAAAGAGTTGTAAGGACAGGTGAATTAAAAATTAGATCATCTAGAGCTACTTCTGAAATGAAAACATTTGTATTTAAAAATGGTAGACCAGATCACATGGATGGATTTCATGACGATATTTTAATGGTACTAGCCATGAGTGTTTGGGTAATTCAACATGCATTTAAAAATTTAGAAAAATTCAATAACAGTATAAAGGCTATGTTAAACAGTTGGACAGCTTCTTCTCCTAGCGCTCCAATGACTCAACCAACAGAAGTTAATCTTGTTAACCCATCCAGAATGAATGAAAATGGAGAAATTTTACAAAATCCACAATTTTTACCTACCCCAAGTCAATTATCTTCAAAAGACTATCACGAATATAGTTGGTTATTTGGTGTGAAAAAGTAAACTATTGAATAGTAGACTTTTTACCATATATTTATCTTAAAAGTATTAATTAATGACAAATGAAAAATTAACAGTTTGGCAACGTCTTGGTGATGTTTTCAAGGACAAAACCCCACAAACTAAACAAGTAAATCAATACAACATAGATGCTAGAGAGTTAATAAAAACTACTAGTAAAGAAGAGTTTGATGTCCAAAAATTACAAAAACAACAAAGTATCTATCTTCACAATCAATGGGTTAAGGTTGATTCAGAAATGTTTCAACAAGCAGTTTATTTTGAAACTACACGTATTGCAGCGTATTCAGATTTTGAGGCAATGGAATTTTATCCCGAATTAAGTGCGGCTTTAGATATTATGATGGAAGAGAGCACACAGGTCTCGGATAAAGGTAAAATGTTGAATATCTATTCTGAAAGTGATAGAGTTAAAAAAGTATTGGAAGATTTGTTTTTTAAACGTTTAAATATCCATACATCATTACCTATGTGGACTAGAAATACGTGTAAGTATGGTGATGATTTTGTATATCTACAAATGGATGATGAGAATGGAATTACCGGGGCTAAACAATTGCCAAATATAGAAATTGAAAGATGGGAAGGTGATTTATATTCGTCAATGAATCAATTAACAAACACAGATGGTACAATTAAACCCAATGAAGTAAAATTTATTTGGAAAAGTAGAGAACATACATTTAAGCCATGGCAAATTGCCCATTTTAGATTACTTACCGATGATAGAAGATTACCATACGGTGTTTCTATGTTAGAAAAGGCAAGACGAATATACAAACAATTAATGTTGGCAGAAGATGCTATGTTAATTTATAGAGTTACAAGAGCTCCCGAAAGAAGAGTATTCAAAGTATTTGTAGGTAATTTAGATGATCCGGATATTGAACCTTATGTCAATCAAGTTGCAAATAAATTTAAAAGAACTCCTTTAATCGACCCACAAACAGGTCAAATGAATTTAAGGTATAATCAAATGCCTGTTTGGAAAGATTCACCTATACCATTATTGGATGGTAGAGTGATTACTATTGAAGAGTTATCCAATGAATGGAAATCCGGTAAAGAAAATTATGTATACTCGGTACAAGATGATAGTCACAAAATAGTGGCTGGTAAGGTAATCTGGTGTGATAAGAACTATAGTGCAGAATCTATGATTAAAGTGTGGTTGGATGATGATACCTATGTGGTTACCGCTCCAGAACACCCATTTATTTTAAGAGATGGATCTAAAAAAAGAGCTGATGAACTAAAACCAAATGATAGTTTAATGCCTTTTTATAAAAGAATTGATGAGAATAATAAAACATTTATGGGTAGATATGAAACTATCTATAATCCTAATTCAGGTAAATTTGAAAAAACACATCGAATAATTGCAGAAGAAAATATAAAAGAAAAAAAAGAGTATAATACCGTTCATCATAAAAATTTTAATAAGTATGATAATTCTCCTACTAACTTAGAATGGATGGATTTCTTTGAAACAATTACTGAATTTATTAATGAACAAAAAAGAAATCATAAAGTAAAATCAATTGAATTTATTGAAGGGGATGATGTGTATTGTATGACAGTTGTTGGTCAAAATAATGAAGATGATAGACATAATTTTGCATGTTTAAGTTTTAAAAATGATGGAAATTTTTCTGAAAGTGGAGTTTTTCTAGGTAATTCGCAGGATCAAGATTATTTTGTCCCTGTACGTGATCAAAATGCTCCCAATCCAATCGATACATTACCTGGAGCGCAAAATTTATCAGAAATTCAAGATATTGAATATTTGCAGAAAAAAATGTTTACTGCTATACGTGTTCCAAAAACATTTTTAGGATTTGAAGAAGCTGTTGGTGAGGGAAAGAATTTAGCGTTACAAGATATTAGATTTGCAAGAACCATTGGTCGTATTCAGCAATCTATGTTACAAGAGTTAAATAAAATTGCTATTATACATCTATACATTTTAGGGTTAGAAGATGAGTTAGATAATTTTACATTGACAATGAACAATCCATCTACTCAAGCTGAGATGCTCAAGATAGAACATACCACACAAAAAATTCAACTATACAAAGATGCGGTTGCCGATGCTGGTAATGGATTTGGACCAATGTCCATGACCAAAGCTAAAAAAGATATCCTTAATATGTCTAATGATGAAATTATTTTAGATTTGGAACAACAAAGATTGGAAAAAGCGGCTGCGGCTGAACTTGCCAATACTGCGGCTGTCATTAAAACTACAGGTTTATTTGATAAGGTCGATAAAATTTATGGTGAGCCAGGAGCTCAATCAACCACTCAGGGAGCCCCAGAAAATGAAAGTGCTGGAGGTAGTATGGGTGGTGGAAGTAGTTTAGGTGGGTCATTAGGTGGGTCATTAGGTTCTGCACCGTTAGAATCAACCCCTGGTGGGGCATTACCACCTGAAATGAATGAACCTGAAGCAACTCCTGCGGAAATGCCTGGATCAACCCCATTACCCGGAGAAGCACCCGCACCTGAACCTGGTCAAGTAACTCCTGAATCTATTAATAAAAAAGATAATTTATTATTAGAACAGACAGAAAAGTTAAGAAAACGTAAAGAAAAATATAATAATATGTATTTTGATAAACTAATGGAATATTATAAAGTAGAAAAAGAAGATTCTACTAATACCGAAGTAGATGATATTATACATGAAAATGAAGAAAAAGTAAATAAACAAATCAATGATCTTAAAGACATGGATAAATTCATTAGAGATTAACGATATATTTATAATAAAAACTACATAATGTATAATTTCGGAAAAATTAAGGAAACGTATAATAAAGTCTATTTGGATTCATTTTCAACTAAAGACGATAAGAAAAAGAAAGTATTTGAATACTATCTTGGTAAGATCAATAAAGACCCTCTATTGAAAGAGGAGTTTGAGGCTTATTATAACATTCAAAATAAGAATTTTGATAATGAATTGTCATCACAGATCTTTATTCAAGACAATGTGGATAATATCAAAAATTTAAATTATTTGGATTTGGAAAAAGTTCATGAAAGTTTGGAGAAACATTTAAAGTCTAATGGATATGAATTGGTGGAATCTACTGATGAAAGGATTTCTTTATTTGAAACTTTATTATCATTGGATAAGAAATCCAAAAATCTAAGTAAAATATCTGAATCTTTAATGAAACTTAGAAAATCCATGTTATCTGAATCTAATGAAAGTACTCCTGTTAATGAATTTGTCAACCTACCAAGTGATGTATTATCTACTATGATGGCTAATAAGTTTAATAACAAATACAGTGACTTAGATGAAGGTACGAAGGAAATTATCCGAATATCATTGAATGGTTCAATTGAAGATAAGATCGGAATGTATCAATCAACCATTAAAGAGTGTCTTAATTCAGTTAATATAAAGATTAAAGAAAGTGAGAAGGATCTTGATTTGAAAGGTAAACTTTTACAAACTAAGGAAAAATTACTTGAGATGTCCTTTAATGAGGAGACTTATATTGATGATCTTGCAAAAATAATTGAGTTAAAAGAAAATTTATGATGACTAATAGAGATAGGTATCAAATTAAGAAAATATTAAAGGAATTCACTTCCGATCCAGGAGAAAAAATTCCTCAATACCATGACAGAGATAGGTGTAAAAGAGCATTTGAATTACTTGATCATGTAGAATATGAACTTCGTCAAGGAATAGATTTATTAAATGATGAAGGTCCTGATGGTGATTCATTATATAATAAAATTAAAAAATTTTTAGGTTATTAAACATAACACACTCATCTTTCCATATTAGGAAGAAGGAGTTTCGGGGGTCGATACATCTAGATATGTACCGACCCTTGCGGTTTTTATATATTCTTATTTTTTTTAAAATTAGTTGACAGGAAGATAAATTTTTACTATCTTTATAATATATGAGTAGAGGTAAAGAAATTTTAATA